TTTACCAGCTGCACTTATTCCAAGTGTAGCCAAAGAAGTAGCTTGAGAAACAGCTGCCGAAGCACCGGCACCACCAGTTAAAACAGTTACGGCCACAGCCGGCAACATTTGTCCTACGCCACTAGCAACTTGCTCAAGCGTTTGTCCTAACCAGCCGTCATTTGTGTATGAGTATTTTGTTAATTCTTGTAAAGGTTGTCCTATGTTTGTGCCGACAAAGTCATAAGCAATATGGTCTTGAACGGATTTTTGGAAGTCGGAGCTGAAGATTCCTCCAACAGCTCCAACTATTCCAGCACCTAAATCATATATACCTTCGAGACCTTTCAATGCTCCAGTAACAACATTTGAAACAAGGTCTCCAACAGTAGAGATAGCTCTAACAAAAAATCCCTTTTGTTCTCTCTCGTTTGCTTCCCATTGTCTTTGCAATTCGGCAACAGTTTGCTGTTTCTGTATTTCTTCTTGAGCTTCTTTATAAGAACGAACATAGTCTGCAAACGCATAACGCTGATTTCTTGCTTGTTTTAATTTATTTGCACGCTCTCTTCTTTGCTCTGTTGCGTTTAATAGTATATCGTCCATATATTATCTCCTATCAATTATTTTTTCTCAGAAACATACCAGTTGCCTTTATAGTAGGTTATTGTCTTGTCATAGATAGCTTGCATTCCTAGCGTAGACATACCAACAGTTAATATTCCAGCAATCCAGTCCCAAGCATTTGTTTCGTCTTTTCCGGAAGCGTCAACTTTAATATCAAGAGTTGTTCCGTCTGGTATATTAGGGTCGAAAGGATTTGTAAATCCTAAATCTTTAAGTTTTTTCTTAAAGTTATCGTTGCGTCTAAGTTCGTTGGCGTTTGTTCCTAATTGACTTTTTAGTTGGTAATTCTTACCTTTGTAATTGATGTATTCTTTGCCTTCCAAAATCCTTTGAGTTTTCTCTGCTTCTTTTTTAGCAGCCAATTCTTCAGAATCTTGATTCTTTGTATCAATTATATTGCCGTCTTTATCTTTGGTTATAACTGTCTCGTTGCCGTCTTCGTCTCTAGTAATTATAGTCTTCGTTCCGTCTTCGTTATCGGTTTCCTTAATTACACCAGTTTTTGCAGCTTCTGTCTCTTTATCTAGCTTTTGTTGGTCTGGATTGTTTTTGTAATATCTTATTTGTTGTTCTGCAATCATTTGTTGTTCTGGACTTAACTTATCCTTAAACTTTTTGTAGAACTCTTCAAGCTCTGCTGCAGTGTTGAAAGAGCCACTTTCAACTGTAGACATAAACTCATTAAAGGTGGAATCTTGAGCAGATTTTTTCTTGTTATACTCGTCTTGCTCTCTTTGATAAGCTTGTTCCTCTTCGTATTTCTTTTTGTTGTATTCGTCTTGTTGACGGTCATAAGCTTTTTGCTCGTCTTCACGCTCATATTTTTGATATTTATCGAGAATATTTTGCTCGTTGCTTGCTGCTTCAGGATCAATGTTCGTTTTGTTATTGAAATAATTGTTAAGCAAGTTTGTTTTTTCAGTGTTTGCATTTGCTTCAATACTTCCAAGATTATTCATATATTGAGAATCTGCTTGTAAGCCCACTGATTCAGAAACACCAAGATTGTTTAATCCGTTGTTTTTGTTTTGCAAGTTGAGATATTTAGACATTTTATCTCTTAAAATACTTGCTTCTTGGCGCTGTCTTGCAGTTGACTCGTCAACAGATTGCATAGCAGAGTTGTGTTGCTTTTCCAAATTTTGCTTTTGAATATACGCTTGATAAAGGTTGTTCCCGGTTTCATAATCTTTGTCAGACATTCCTTCGGTTTTATTAAAACTTCCTTCTGTATAATCTTTACCAAATTGCTCTTTATACCAATTCAAAAATCTGTCGTCGCTTCCAGATGTGTTTTGTTGTGTAGGCATACTAGAGTCAGCAGCTGGAGCTTCTGTTACTTGTTGCTCTGGAGCAACATTTTTATTTTCCGGAGATATATTATTATTCTCTGGAGTAACATTTGGACTTGGTATGGTTTGAGTTGTCTTTGCTTGACTATTTAGCAGTTTACTATCTGTTGCTGTTGCAGCAGTTGTAGCGTCTGTATTTTTTGTTGTAGTGCTGTTCTTGCTTCTACCAAACCATTTATTAAAAAGCGAGCTAGCACTAGATAATTTTTCTTTCCATTTATCCCAAATTGACATCGTCTTTTCCTCCTATAGATTCCATTTGTTGTTTTGCTTCTTCTGGTGTAGCTAGTCCTTTATCACACTTGAAGCGTTGGATATAATTTATTTGTTTTACTGTTCGCTTTCTTAAATCTTCGGAAGCAAAATAGTAAGACTGCACCCATTTAATCGAGCCAAACAATAAGAATAATGCGACTTGAATTAAAGCAGATATAAAATAAGCCCAACCAAAGATAAAACTAGGCACAAAGTAAGCGAATATAATACCCATAATAGCTTTGCTTATCAAGTCAGAGCGAGCCTCTTTCTTTTGATATTGCCTTCTATCCATACCAAAATTATGAGGGTCTGCAGTCCTAACTGTTGTAGCTGTAATTGCGTCGGTAGATAGAGGAGTTATCTTAACTCTTATAGCCTTGAGATAAGCCTTATGTTTAGCGTCTTGACGCCTATTAAAAGCTTTGTTCTTTTTCTTTTCAACTTTATATTTTTCAAAGTATTTTTCTTTGAATTGTTTTGCGTTTAATGTTTCAATAACATTTCCTTTGTCGTCTTTTCTGATATAGACAATTTCTTCGTGAGGGAAGCTTAATTCTTTTGCAACCCCTTCAGAATCGAAACAATCGTCATACTTCAAACCCTCTCTGTTTAGAATCTGCTGTCTCATTTTCTTTAGAGCTTTAACATTTTCTTTGTCGCACCATTCGTCCATTTCGTTAATTTTACAATCAATTTCAGCAACGCATTTGGCGTGGAGTTGGTTTGTCTTCATAACTTCGTCTTTTCTATCGCCAGACAAAAGGCCTTGCATTGAGAAAAGTCTACAAATCAAATAGCTGACAAAAAATATAACTGCACCTTGTCCGATAATTTCAATTATCGTCTTGCCAGAAGTTTCAATTTTAACTAATCCATAAGCTATATACGCCAAACACGCAAAAGCAATAATGAAATAGAGAAAATTGTTCTTTATAAAGGTCTTAAACTTATTCTTTTCCACTATGCACGCCCTCCTCCGATATATTCGTCAAACAATGTTTTGACTTCTTGTTTAACCTTGTCTGTTGTTGCGTCGGCTGTTTTATTTACAAGTATTGCTTCTTTTGTGGCCTTAATAGGCTTTTGGAATATACATAAATCCAACACTTCGCCAACAAGACAAAGGCCAGAAAGCCAAACAATATCTTGAATCAATGGATATAAGAAGTAACACAAAACACATAAAACTGCGTATGTAACAACTCTTTTAGGCATTTTAAGTTTGCCTATAACTTTTAGTAGGAATAATACTATTGCTATAACTAATCCTACACTAATTTTTATGGTGTCGCTTGGTGTTTTTGCGTAATTACTCCAGTTTGCAAACACAAAAATCAACAATGGAGCGACAGAAACAACAAAGCTTCCTATCTCTAAAAAGATTAACCTAGCTTTAAGATTCGCTTTCTTCTTCATTTTCGCCTACCTTCGCAATCTCTTCAGCAAATCCATTTTCTACGAGTTCACTGGTATTGCAAAAACCAATTTTAACCATTTTACTTGTGTTTTCAGCTGTTTTCTTAACGCTTGCAAGCTCTTCTTTGAGATAAGCAACATCTTCTTCAAGCTTTTTATTTTTCTTCTTTAGATAAGCGTTTTCAGAGTTGCTTGCTTTAAGCTCTGCAGTTGCAGCTTTGATTTTTCCTAAGCTAACCATAATTGTTAGAAGTGCAGTTAAAATACTTGAGATATTTGCTGTTATATAAGGCATAATCTTCTCTCTAAAGTAATTTGCTTCTTCCGTCTCCTCATTAAGTGGAGTCTCTTCTTCAGTAGCCACAACTTCAGCTGCAGCAACAGTGCAATAGGAAACATCTTTTTTAGGAACGACTGTAAAACACAATGCTCCAAACATTAAAACCAACACGCTGGCCAACAAAAATTTTTTCATAATTCTTTTGCTCCTTTAATTTTTATTTTTTTATAGAACTCAACCTTCCTTTTGATTGAAACTTCTACCAAGTTTTTACAACCTTTCACATAATCTAGGCATATCTTAATAGGCTTGTCCGATTCTTCAATCTTTATTGCGATTAAATTCGGACAATTTGCGAAGGCTTTTTCGCCGATTCGTGTAACATCTTCTTCGATTGTTATATAATCCAAGCTCGCATTACCGGCAAATTGCAAGTCTTTGACATCTTCTTTAATACGCATTAAACACCTTCTTTCGATTTCATTTCTGCATATTCTCTCATTGTCATTTGCTTTTCGAGATACTTCCAGAGAGATTTTGTTGTTCCGTCTTCCTCTGTTACAACATATCTTTCAATGTTTTTGCGAAGATAAACTGTATCAACATTGATTTCTAACTCTTCTGGTCGGTCTGTTTGACTTCCGATAACTTCTTTGTAGTCTTGCATTTTTTAATCTCCTTTTTGATATATTTTTCAACTTGTGAAAGACTGTTTTGTCTTAAACGATAGCTTGAGCAGTGCTTAAGTATACCGTTATACGAAGCAAACGCTCCAAGATTTCTACTTGTGAGGTCTTGCTTGTTTTCTGCTCGTCGCTTTATAATGCGAGTTGCCTTCTTCATACGCTTTTTTGTTCCTTTTCTCAAAAGCGTAAAGTCGTAAAAACTTCTATATCCAACATAGTCGATTCCTCTAGTGTCTGTAGGAAAGACTTGATAATTGTGTTTCAATTCCAGTCCTAACGGCTTGATATATTCTGCTATATCTTGTCGTAGTTGGTGGAGTTCCGTTTTAGTTGGAGCAAGAATAATCATATCGTCCATATATCTCAAATAGTATTTGACTCGCTTAACTTCTTTGAGCCAGTGGTCTAATCCGGTCAAGAAGAAGTTTCCAAAATATTGAGAAGTATAGTTTCCAATAGGTATCCCTTGAGGGTATGAGTCAATAATCTCGTCTAACAACCATAGCGTATCGTTGCATTTGATATATTTTCTCAACATCTTTTTTAAGACATTTTTATCAATATTGTTAAAGTATTTTTTAACATCTAGTTTTAGGCAATACTTTGTGCCTTCTTTATCTTTCATAAACTTGTGTAACTTATATAGTGCTTTATGCGAGCCTTTGCCCGGTATTGCTGCGTAAGTATCTTGAATAAACAACCTTTTGAATATTGGCTCAATATATATCATTAAAGCCCAGTGAACTATTCTGTCTGGATAATAAGGAAGGTCTACAACATTTCTGTTTTTTCCTCGCTCTCTTAATATAAAAGAGCGATATTTTGATGTTTTATAAGTTTTGTTTAGTAAACTTTCCCTTATTTCTTGCAAATATTTTTCTAGATTCTCGTCAACCATTTTGACGAGCTTCTTTTTTGCTTTGCCTTTCCTTGAATTTTTATAGGCAAGTCGCAAGTTTTCCATAGAACAGATTTTTTCAAAAAGATTTCCGATTCTTTTCAAGTTTATGCTCCTTTTTCTGTGTGTAAATTGCTCTCAAGCTTTCGTTTTCACTACTCACACGATTTATGTTTTACTTATATTTTGCCAAGAGGCAGGGCAACTCACATTTTCTTAATTTTTTATACACACTTAAGGCGAGACGGCCACCGAGCTTCGAATTGGTAATCCTA